AATTGAACTATAGTTCTATTTTCTGCTGATTTTCGATCTATATAATATACCTCTCTAGGAAACTCTGCATCTGGGTCTGGAGTACCAAAAGGATTTGTCGCACCAGAAAAATTAGCAACATCTAAAAATTTTGCCATAGTTCTAATTCTTGTTACTTTCGCACCTGTTAAATCATTACCAGCCGTAAAACTATTTGCAGCTAACAATACAGCCGACATACTAGGAGTTCCCATATTACTTACAGTAATTGTTGGTCTTGGTAATTGTCCTCTTTGAAAAGCAAAACCAGTAGCTTCTACAGGAAACCTTAGATATTCTTCCCCATTCCAAAAAATATTTCCATAAGCATCGAGATCACTACCAGAATGAAACCTATGTACTGTAGTTATATTTGTAGGATTACCTGTAGCGTAATTAAGTCCTTCTTTTAATTCGAGTTTAAATAACTCAATAATTGAAGATGGATTTACTTTTTGTATGTCACTAAAAACAGGGGCAGTATCTATTGTCATGGCTCAAATTTCTGTACAAATGTAGCTGTTATCGTAGCTAAATTAGGCAAATCAATTACCTTACTCCACTCTGGACACACAAATTTATATGATGCTGATTTTGTAATAGAAACATTACCGCTTGTTGTTGCACCACTAGCTGCTGTAACTAAAAAATTATTAGCATTAGTAATAGAAGAAACTATATAAGTACCATCTGCTGAAGAACCAGAGGTAAAATCAATAACTATAGAATCACCAGCAAATAATCTATGATTTGCAACAGTTATGGTTATAGTCGTACTACTTTGCGAATATGTACCTGTTTTAGTAAAAGCTTCTCTTGGAGGAGAGTATGTAAAACTTGCTTTATCTTGCGCTCTTTCTTCTAAAAAATATTCAATCGTATCTGACTCTTCTTCAGTAATATTTTCCCATTTTAAATTAAAAATTTTAGGATCTTGATTATTTGGCAAACCAAAGCCTAAACGGTGTTCAAAACCATCAGCAAAAGATACAACCTTAGTTATCGGTTGTGATTTTTTAGTAACGCTAAATGATGGCTCAATAGAGGGAAAGTTTGCCATTTATGATAAAAGTCCTCCCGGTCTTTTTTGTTTTATCATTTCTGATTGAATAGCAGCAGCTAAAGCCCTGCCAAATTGTTGTGACCTTGCAGAGTCTCCTTGTACAGAACTTCCAGAAGCATCTACATTTACAACAATATTACCAACTCCTCCAGAAGCTTCAACTCCAAGTCTTCCTCCTCTACCTCTCTTCAATGGCATGACTGCTTCTGGCCCTTGCTCTGCCATAAGCCCCATACCATCAGCCATTGGAAAAATTGTTGGCCTTGAAACCACACCACCTTTTGCGTAAGGTACGATTTTATTACCAGCAAACACATTTCCTTTGGCACTTGGTTTAAGACCGGGGAATAATCCAAAAAACAAGGGTTGTACAACAGCATACCTAACAAGCATCCTTGTCAAATCAGCAATAATAGAATTAGCAAGATCTCTAAAATTTAATTTACCTGTTTGCACAAACTTAACTAAAGCATCTTCCATCCCTTGAAAAGCATTTACAAAAGATTCTTCAACTTGCTTAGTAATATCAAATGCACTTGTAGCAAACGACTTTAAAGGAGAGTTGTCGTCATCTCCTAAACTTGCTAATCCTTTTGGTTTTTTACCTCCCTCACCACCACCATCAAGACCTTCTACTTTTGGTGCATTTATAACAATATCTCCTAAAGCTTCAAAATCTTTTTTGGCGGTTTCTGCTGTATCTTTAAAACCTTTCTTCATAACATCAAAAGCTTTTTTAAATTCAAGATTAGCTATGTGATATAAAATTTTAGCCATATCAACTAATGATCTTGTTAGAAATCTAACAGCAGCAAAAGTCGCATACAAAGCACCACCTAATATTTTTAAAGTACCTGTTATGAAACCCATTGCTTCTTCAGACTGCAATATGCCAAGAGTTATATCAGAAAATGCTTTTTGGAACGCAGCACCAATAGGTAATACAGATTTACCTACTGCAAGTTTAAATAAATCCATAGAAGTTTTTAATCTTTGCCCAGCATCAGCAGATGAATTAGCTACTTCTTTAGCTGTTGCTGCAAAGTCCTCATTCAATTTATTAGCAAAAGTCATTATTTGGTCAAGACCAACAGTTCCATCTCTCAAGTCTTTCTGTAATTTTTCTAAGCTACTATTATTTGCTTCTGCAAATTTCACAACAGCACCAGCCAATCTTTCACCCAACTGACCTTGTAATTCTTCCGCAGATACCTTACCTTTACCAAAGATCTGCGACATGGCTCGAATCGCAGATTGTACGTCTTCAGCGTTACCACCAGTTGCTTTAATAGCGTTTGATACACCAGTAAATACTGTCTCAGCATCTTCTATAGTTCCACCAGCACCAAGTACAGATGCAGCTAGAGTTGTGAACTGTTTGGTAGATGCAGCGATTGGTACATTTAATTCTCTAGATGTTCTTGCAATAACATTTAGACCATACTCAAAGGTTTCCTGATCCTTTGTAACACCAGCCAATGCAATCTCTAGTTTTTGTATTTCTGATGCGTATGTTGCAGCCTCACTAGCAAAACTAACAGTATCTATTGCAGCACCTAACCCAGCACCAATAGCAACTCCAGCCGGGCCACCAACCGCACCACCAGCAAAAGCAAGTTGACCTGTAGAACCAAGCCCTGCTGTTGCTGTTCCAGCTAATGCTCCAAGTGCTGCTCTTCCTCCAACTGGTATCTTTTGAAAACGCTTGTTAAGTCTTGCAAACATACCTCCTTGAGGTGCTGCTGCTGCTGTAACAGCGTTCATTTTTGCTCGAACTTTATCTAACTCTGTTGATAATTTTTTATAAGCAACAGTACCAATACCAACATTATTTTTTAGTTTTGTTAATGCACTTATTTGCTTTTCAAATGCAACTTTACTTAACTTAGTATTTCCATGTACTTTAGTTATTGATTTTACAAGCTTATCTAATTGTGGTGCTGTAAGTTTTAATGTCTTGTTTAAATTTTTAAAATCCTTACCTATATTTTTTATGCCAGCAAAGCCTTGCAGATCCAATGCAAGAGTGACTTTCTGAACATTAGCAGCCACTACTTCTTCTCCTTATTAAATTCTTTCAGCACAACTGATTCCATAAGTTGTAAACCTTCAAGCATTTCTTTGCGGTTATCTACATGATAGAGGTCAAACAGTCCTCCATCAAGTAATAATACCTCATACTTTAATCCTACTACACCTCCAAAGGTTGTGTTCCATTGTGTCTGACAACGTAGAAACATATTAACAATATCCCAATTTTCTTGAAAAACCTCGAAATCTTGTTTTTCCTCTGGTTGCTTCTCGATTTTTACACCAAACGCAGCAGCGTCTTTTTGTGTTTCATCTATAACTTGTTTGCCACCCGAAGCCCAATACAAAGCAGCGTCAATTAGTTTCCCATTTGTGCATTTGCATAGAATTTTTTAAAAGCTTCTAATACTCCAGCTACAAAATCTATATCTTCTGCAAACTCTTTTAAAGCTTTATCCGAAAACTCTATTGGTGTTCCATCTTCCTCATTTACGTCTTTCCAACCAACTAAAACTTTTTTTAATGCCTCAAATTCAGTTGCAGATTCAAAGCTATCAAGTTCCTTTCTTGATAAACGTACAAATTTTCCAGTAAAAGAAGTTGTATCAAATTCACCAACCTGAGTTTCACTAGGAGTTTTAACCTCTACAGGCCAAGAATAAACCTTGGTCTTTTTTCTAACAAATGCCATAAATCAATATATATACTTCTTTACTCTACCTCAGTAGTCAATACTTACTAAGTAAAGACTAGGCTCATTTCGTCATTAGCTGAACTTGGTACAAGCGTGTATGGAATTTCGAGCATAGTTACACCATCGGCTTCTCCATAATTTACATCACCAATATCAACCTTTGTACTTGTGAACCTACAAATATTACCAGCAGCAGTACCATGAGTAACTGTCAAGTTACCAAGAGTTGTATCAGTTAAAGCAGCAGCGAAATAGTCTTTAGTAGCTGTTAAAGGTGCTTCTATTGTTACTGAGCCATTTGCAGCCCTATCTGTTAAAAGCACTTCTTTTGTACCGCCAACAAGTTCTCTATACACTAATGAGTTACCAACATCCATTGTAAAATTCATTAATGCACCCGCATATGATAATAACTGAAAGTTTGTTGTATTTCCATTCTTGAATATTAATGGAGAAGCTTGATTTCCATATGTAACTGAAGGCAAAGCTGCATCAGAAGGAGCATTATAAATTCCAGTAAAAGTAAAATCAATAGAAGGAATTTCTCCAACGGCTGCGGAAATAGAGAAACTACCTCGACAGCCATTAACAACGTGTCTTACACCATCTACGTTGTAGTGAATAGTAACAGATGAAAAACTAGCTGAAATTGGTTCGTAAGTAACGCTAGTTCCAGAGCTAACAGTTTCGCTGAAACCACACGCTTTAAGCGCACTTCCATATCTAGGAGCAGTTCCGGCTGTTCCAGACCCAGCAAGTTCTACTGAGAATGTACACTCAACTCTGGTGTTTGCTAGTAGTTGTTGAGATGCACCTAAATAAGGTCTAACAACATCTCTGTTTACTACGTCACTAGATTGTGGTGTGATTGACAGATCTCTTACAAGAACAACATCTGTTGCTGATGGGGTTGGATCTGATCCGTAGCTGCTTTCAGCCTCAATTAGAATTACTCTCTTCCTTGTCAGTAGTGCCATCTGTAGTTACCTCAGTAGGGGGTTCAGCTTGTTTAGTTTGTTGAACTAGCTTACGTTTGCCAGTTTTAGGGTTCAGTATGTAAGTACCGCCCTCATTTGGAATTTCATACTCCATAATAATCCTTTAGGGTTGTTAGGGTAACAA